GAATATTCAGAAAGTGTTGCAGAATCGTGATATGTCTGTCATTTCAGTATGGAATGATAAGGTCAAGGTTGAAGGTTCATTCAGTGATGAAACACGAGTTAATAGAATTGAAAACTATATCAAGTCATTCATCTCTAAATAACTTGCAATCCCCAACTGTATAGTGTACAGTTGGGGAAATTTAATTAAATAAGGATTATTATGATAGACAAATTTGAAGTATTTCTGGACCTAGATGGAGTCATGGCTGACTTTGAAGGTGCTTTGCAAGACAAGCTAGGTATCGACTTTAGTAACAAGGGTCGTATGTGGGGTAAAATTCAGCACCATGACAGTAATGTAGAGCCTTGGTTCTACTCACTGCCAGTAATGTCTGATGCTAATGTTCTTTGGGAGTTTGTATCTTCAAACTTTTCAAATGTTCAGGTTCTTTCAGCATCAGGTACTACTCCACGTGATGCAGCAGGTCAGAAGAAAGCATGGTTTGGTGACCACTTTGGTTACGATACAAAGGTCAACATCGTTGGTTCATCATCTGAGAAGGCAGCATTTGCACATAGTAATGCTATTTTGATTGATGACAGAAGTAGAGCTATCGATCCCTTTATTGCGGCTGGGGGTATTGGTGTTCTCCATACCAGTGCTGCTAATACTATAGCTACTCTAAAGGTTATGATGGAAGGTTGGGAGTAATCCCAACCTTTTCATTATATTATAATAGTTATACCTATTTGCAATCTGCCCATAAATACTGATCCGGGAACACCACCACCTGATGGATCACCTACTGGTGCACCTCCGGGTGAATAAACCATATATGAATCCCACACAGCAGTTCTAAAAAATCCATTAGATTGACCGTTTGTGAATATTGTTAATGCCCTAGAGTTATTCATAGGATACCAAGTATCACCATCTATAGATGCAGCACAATATCCTATATCACCGGGGAATGATATTTCTTTTGCATAAACATACATATCTTCATATGTTGACAATGGTGCTGTTGCAATATTTGTTGCACCTTGTGACCAATATTCTGATACAAATGGATAACTTGACTTCAAACTATCACTTTCGAAGAAATCACCCCTATTATACTCACCAGAACCATCACCACTGAAATCATTGAAACCTCTAACATAGAAACCATAACAATTAGCATTTAACTCACCTATTGTTGATTGATTGCCCCACGGTAGTAATGATACTGCTGCTGGTGATGGCTGAATTGTTGGTGTCACGGTTGGTGTTACTGTCACGGTTGGTGTTACTGTTACGGCAGGTGTGACTGAGACTGTCACGGGTGGTGTTGGTGTTGGTGTTATGCCACCCGGTAGTGTGCTCGATGGTGTCACTGAAGGTGTTGGTGTTACAGTTGCAGTTGCTGTTACTGTTGGTGTTATAGTTGGTGTTACCGTTGCTGTCACAGTCGGTGTCACAGATGCGGTTGCGGTTACTGTCGGTGTTATAGTTGGTGTTACTGGTGGTGTCCCTGTTGGTGTTACAGTTGGTGTTACTGTTGCTGTTGGTGTTGGTGAAAATGTTACAGATGGTGTAATTGTGTTTGTTGGGGTTGGTGTTACACGTTCTATAACAATGAATAAACTCTCCAAGAAAGATGGAGTAACACGATCAGAAAAACTATATTGTTCCAAAACTTCTAAAATTTTAGAATGATAAGGTTTTATTCTGTTAAAATATTTTATATATGATTGAATGGGTGTTGATAGTCCACTGTCATCATCGCCGGTAATAGCCATTAATTCGCCTCTATATGTAATACATATTTATTGTTGTTGAGGTGCTTTAATCTTTCCTTTTAATTTAGAATTAAAAATATCAGGAATTGGCCTACATTCTAAGGTTAAAACATTTATAGAACGATCCAGTGCAGATACGATTGCCCTTGTTCTTGGATTCTCAATATCATTAATATTAACTTCGTGAAGAAATTTCTCAATGGTGTTGTTTTTAAATAATTCTATTATATCTTCATCATTATGCATTATTATGTCCAATCCATTCAGTAATCGTTGTAAACTTCTTTTTAGTTATTTTATCGAATACTGAACCGTCTTCATTGATGATGACTTTATTGGTTCGCTCAAAACTATCATATGATGATAATCTGCGATATGCTGATAATTTTATACCTTTATGACTATATAGTGCTTTATCCAAAAATAACCTCGTAGAACAGTATAATGATATTTATACTGTTTTATCAAAGTTAAACCAAAATTGATTTGTTTTTTATTTTGAATTCCTTTAATTTCATTTCAGCTTGAAATCCATAGAATGTATTGTTTGCTACGGTCTGTAATACATATAGCTTACCAAATGCATTAATAGCCGAACATATATCAGTGGCTGGTAGGATGTCGGGTAAACATATGCCCCACTCTTCTTCAATAGCCTGATTAGCTAAATTCATACCATCTTTATTATAATCAGGTATAACAACTTTAGGTCGATTATTTCTATTAAGCAATTTTATCTTTGATGCTTTCATATTGTTGGTTATTATAGCGACACCATTCACATGATAAGAATCCGTAAAACTTTCAGTTATATATAATGGTGTGTTTTCTGGGTCTGATGCAGCATATATATTTTTCATATTAAACATAACGGCATCACTATCATCTACTGAACAGCTAATAAATTTCTGACCATTTTCACCTATGAATAGTCTACCTTGCCAATACATCAAGTTGTCATTCTGATCAAATGCTGGTATGATAATACGATTACGTAAATAGTTAGCCATTATATGATCTTTAGGTTCATCTGATACCGTTTTACCAGTAGATAGATAAAATGGATAGTCTGTTTCCTTTATCTTATAATGTTCCCATAGAAAGTATCTAGCTTCATCTGCTATAATATCATCTTCTGGGAATTCAGTTAATAATTGAAAATAATCTGGTTTATCAATTTTAGGTAGGGTTATACGTTCTTTACGTCTTGTTTCAATCTTTTCACTAGATAACTTAGAAGTGATAATATTAGCAACTTCATTCTTTGGTATGTCGAATCCCCTAAAAATTTCCCACATATTTTTAGAATATGGATTTTCCCTATTAGGGTCAAAATTTCCATCTATACCACAGTTAAAACAGTTATAGAAACACATTTCATCATTAAAGTTCCAACCACCACGTTTGCCCTTAGTACGCTTACCATCACCACAAACTTCACAATACACCTTACACCAACCATTATGATCAGGTTGGTTAAGATCAATATTTTCTTTAATGATGTCTTCTATAGTATCCATGACCGGATATTATATCATAAAAATATCGTAGTATGTTACTACTTTTTTGGTTTTTTAGGAGCTTTTGCTTTAGGTTTAACTTTGGCCTTAGCTTTAGGTTTAACTGGTTCATCTTCAAATATATATTCATCGTGAATTTCAGTATCTACATTTGCACCACGTGCCTTAAGACGCTCTATAACCTCGTCTGAACCCATCCACAAATCCTTATCCTCACACACATCTTCAATCTCTTCGGGGGTTAGGAAGTCAGTGTAGTAGCTATTAGCTAATGTTTTGAAGTATATGTCAGAAAATTTAACCCTAGAAGCAACTTCTTTACCCTTCCCTATCACACCATGACTATAATTATGGATCATAAACAAACAATTATCATGTACAACGTAATCATCACCTGATAAGAATATAAATGTTGCTGCTGAACATACTTCACCTTCCATAACAGTCACAACATGTGCTTGTGCTTGTTTCATAGCTGCGGTTATTTGGACTGTGGTTGACAATGCACCACCAACGGAGTTTATGTAAATATAAATTTGATCATGTGCTTCAGCGGTTTTTAGAATATTAATCATATCTAAATATGGTTCAACATTCTCTTTAATTTCACTTGTAATATAAAAGTGGTAGATGGTTACAGCAATTACTTGCTCATATTGAGGTATGGGTTTATTGAACCCCATATTATCTAATATTAGTTCATTGTACTCATCTTCGCCCATTCAGATTACCTCTATATAAGTACAAGCTTTTATAAGTAAAAGCTTGAAAAACTGGTGTCTTGGGTAAAAAGGCGTTTCCTGCCCCCTGAAGTTACGCCGCTAGGCTAACTTCACCATAAAAGTTGTCGTTTGCTTTTATATTTATTTTGATTTTTAACGATATTATCATTATCGAGTTGTCATTCATCCTTCTTAGCCTAATCGAATCCATTACATCCCCGTACTATTTTAAAAAACTCTTGTATGTGATTGTCGTCTAAGCTATTCTTCAACCAATTGCAAGTTACACTTACAAATTGAAGGTTACCTTCTACGTACCCTAAAGAACTGTCAATACGATCTAACGATGCCATATAATTATACTGGCGTAAGCTTTTGGTATTTACTGGGTGAGTAAGAGGCACATTGGTGTATGCACATTTACCATCCTGTTCTTCCCAAATCTTCTTTAAATAAGGTAAATCTATAATAACTTCATGTTTTCTTTTTCTTGCTCGTCTAATGTATTCACGAAATCCTGTGAACTCATCACGATTATCTGCACAATTTTTTCGGATAAGTTTTTTATTATCATCCGACTTTACCCATTCTTTCAAATGGTCAGTTGCTCCAGTATCTATTTTCGAACAAGATAGACTACAATAAAATTTAGTTCTACCTTTCTTCTTTTGTCGTTTAATCTCCTTTTCAGGTTTATCAACTTCTTCGTTACATGTATCACATACAATCGTAATCATCTTTCCCATAACTATTTCCACCTAATTTATAAATACTATAAATTAGGTGGAGGTCACCGGAAAATTGGTGGAGATGGTAGCATCGAAGCTACGTCTTACACTCTTCCAAAATCGGTCATACAACTATAATACAACTATTTATACATTTCTGAAATAAATAATTATTCTACAATGAAATCGCCCAAATTAAATTCCTCAAATTGTTCGAATTCCTTCACTTTTTCTTCACTTTTAGGCCCATCAAGCTCTATATGGCCAACACACCTATCAAAGTCAAAACTTGCAATATAAAAACTTTGATAGTATACTTCAATTATACGCTCATTCTTTTTAAAATGCAATAGGTATGGGTAATTATTCATTAATTCCCTACCCCAGTCGGCATAGGTTGTCTGATGTGCCCCAGAGTAATTTACAATATTTGTCATTAATATTTCCAGTATTCTATTTTTTCTAGTGATAATTCAATATCTTTTGACTTCATAACTTTACTTAGATATGGGTCTTTCATATCGATTACCACACGATCACTTTGTACATCGTTAATCACACATTTTCCCATTGCATGATCATCCTTATTACGAATAACATCCCCGATTTTAAACATCATTAGTTCTCCACTTTTATGATATTGCTTTATTTATTCTTACTATACCAACCTGATTGTTTCTCTTGTGAATATTCATTGTCAAACACTATCTCTTCAATAAATTCATCAATTTTTTGATCCTTTAAGCCTTCAGCATTTGGTTCATTATATGACAACGTAATGTGGGGTACAAATTCATCATAATCGGATGTTGCTTTATGCTCTGAAGTAATTTCACTATTCCTTTTCATTATTTCTGATGAACTTATACTTAATACTAACACCTTATTACCCTCTTTTGAATCAAATACTTTTAGTCCTTTCACTTTAGCTACAATGGGTTCAGATAATTTACCCCTAGCTTCAAATTCAGTAAGCTCTTTTTTTGAGTTGATCAGGGTAGTATGAAACAATGATGATTTTATTGGGTTTTCCAAACCTAAGTTTTCTACTAATTCTTGCAATTTACTCCTACAATCTTTAGTAATTTTTAGACCTACATATGTTCCGTTAGATTTAGTTATTTCATATAATTTCATATTATTTACGTATTAATACCTTATCAAATTGTTCAATTGCCCTTAAAAATATTTTATCATTATGTAGGTCTGTATTACCAATATGACAACTTTGAGTCAATCCACCATGTTTATATTCATATCTATCACAATGATGAATACTTATAGTCAAATAATATTTACCAGAATCGTAAGCAATTGAATATGTTAAATCATCACCATAACGTTCCACAAACATTTCATGTAATTCTATTGTCCTTTTAAATTTCAAGATTGACCTTCAAACAAGAGTATATTTCTTATATGTAAGTTCACTTTCTTCAAATGGAAATACCTCTTCAGATTTATAGAATAATTCCACATTACTCATAAATCTATCCATTATAACATCACAATCCCACGAACCCGGAATTAATGTTACATATATCTCATTTGGTAAAGTAATAAGGACATCTAAATATATTTGCTTACCACCTATGAAGAAAATATTTTCATATTCAGCTATATCTATCGCTTCGGATATTTTTTTTACAACTTTAGCATTATCAACTTCTTCCATTGTTGAAGATACGACAACACACTGGCGCATTGGTAGTAAGGTTGAACCACCTTTTGAAAATTTATTAATACTATCATATGTATGTCTTCCCATAACACATGTTGAAGTTCTAGTTGTCTTACTAAAGAATTTCATATCTTCAGGATAAGACCAAGGAATACCACCATCTTTACCAATGCCAAATTCCTCATCAACTGCTAATATAATTTTTAAGCTTTTCATTATTTACCTATTTGGGTAGTTTATCTTCAATTTCTTTGTCAATTTCATCATCCTGATATTCATAATCCTGTAATTCATCATTAAGATCATCTACAATAAATAAATCACGATATTTAACCCATTTTTCGTCACTATTGGTAGCAGTTAAACGCCTACTTGCTCCTTGTACTGAACCTTTAGGTTTAATTTTAACCATCAAATCATTTTCATTCATTTCATCATCGGATGTCTTTCTTCTACGCCTTCTAGTTTTTCCGCTTGATGCTGGGTATGCTCTTTCAGCAGTAAGTAAATATTCATCACCTTCATAAATGTAAGTCTTTGTCATATCAAGATTTATTCTATCTTCCATTAATTATCTCCGTATTGTTATAAATAATTACATAAAGTATTTATTACTTTGTAAACGTCAAGACACGTGAGACAGATTAGCAATTCTACTATAGATTACATATTCTGTCAAGGTTAGCATGAGCATAGTTCTCACTCTTGGCATTTTTAGGCGGCATACGGAGGTACACATGTATATTACAAAATAGTTATAAATTAATAAACAATCAAACATTAAACTAATATACGGAGTTACAGTATGGCGCGTAAAAAAACAGGTAAGGCAGTAAACCCAAGAAAGAGTCAGATTAAAGAACTTGAAGTAGGGTTAATTAACAATGGTATGGCAATGATCGATAACGAAAACCACAAGAAAAGGTGGACAATCCAAGACATGAGGGTAATCAGACCTCTTAATAATCCCCAAAACACTGCATTTGAATTATATTTTAGTGGCAATCACTTAATACTTGATGGTTCAGCAGGAACAGGTAAAACATTCGCAGCAATGTTTTTAGCATTCAATGATGTATTATCATCTAAATCACCCCAGAAGAAAATTATAATAGTAAGAAGTGCAGTATCAACTCGTGATCTAGGGCACCTACCGGGCGATGTGAACGAGAAATTAGAACCCTATGAACGTCCATATAAAGACATTGTACATAGCCTTACAGGTAATCCTAATGACTATGACAATATGAAACGTTCAGGTATTATAGAGTTTATGCCTACTTCATTCATTAGAGGATTAAACTGGGATGATGCTGTAATAATTGTTGATGAGGTTCAAAATTTGAACTTCTCAGAAATCAATTCAGTCATAACCCGTGTCGGTGATGAATCTAAAGTTATTATAGTTGGTGACCAAATCCAAACTGACCTATACAAATCACATAATGATAAGTCAGGTATGGATAGATTCTTAAAAGTCGCACAATCTATGAATGGTTTTGAGAAAGTTGTATTTTATAAGGAAGATATTATCCGAAGTAACTTCGTAAAATCTTGGATTACCGCCTTAGAAGAATACGATCAGTGAAAATCTACGTAAGGATATGCTTGATATAAATTGTGTAACCTTACGTATTTAGAACAGTTTCGATTGTGTGGTAGAGCATGTAGAAATACATGCTTTATACTTTCAACTTCTGCAAAGCTATCACAATTTTTCACCTGATCATCAACAGTGAATATGACATCACTGTAATGTTTAACAAAATCACCTTTGGGTTGTCCATGACCACTGATAATAAGATCATCATAATATAAATTATGAGTGTCTAAATACTCAGCAGTGTTATTATATGGATCAGGAACAAATCCTTCACGTGCTGTTAGTATAACTACCCTAATACCTCTACGATGTAAATCTTCAAGAATATACTGTGAAAATAAATGTGGTTTAACCATCTTAAATATTTCACGTTCGTTTGATATTCTTTTAATATCGTCTACAGTTAAGTCAAAGTATTTTTCAATACCATGTTCCTCCCATTCAGACCAATGTGATGCGGTCTTCCCAAAAATATCACGCATCACATCATAGAATGTGGACTTAAGATCAATTAAGGTATCGTCTAAGTCAAAGACAACTGTTGGATCATCTATTACTTTCATATTCATCAACAGATTCTTTAATCATTGAGTTTAATAATTCTCGCTCTGCAACTAGATCACGCTCTTTAGCTTCATCTTCAGTAAAAATCTTATCAGCGAATCTAATCTCAAGTTTTTTGATAATCATTTCCTGAACAGTATCCCACGATATGTTAGTTGCCTCATAAAATAATGCCTTATACCAATCAGAATCACCAAGTTCCTCACATATGTTAATAAGATCAATTTTAACATTAACAACATTTTTAGTGTTATATGTTGAGCCAATTATCATGTCTTTAAAATCGTCGAATCCTCTACTCAATGCTTCGGAAATTTCACCATGTTCAGTTATAGTTCCTAGTAGAGCATGAAAAACTCTCGGATCAATATCTAATTGATAATAGGTATTAAGTGGATTGTCACTTACAGTTAGTTCATAATTTCCGACTATCTTAAGAGCATCCACTGTATGTGAAATTGAAATTAAATCCTTTTTAAATTGTTCTTCATCAATATCCTCACCATAAAAAATATTCTTTTTATACTTATCAAGTAGGTCTACCGTTTGACTATGCAGAATTAATAATGAGATAAAATTTGAAAGTTTATCACCTCTCATTTGAATTTGTTCCACAATTGATTCAGTTCGTATTGCCAGTTTTTGAAATTCTTTCTTATCCATTTTTTCCTCTAATGTCTGTTAATTCTTGTTCTATATCTTCCAGTGTTAATTTACCTTTAATGATTTTCTTGAATTCTTTAAGTTTATCATTAATTTGCATGTTTACCTCTTCGGTATGCCTAACATAATATGAAACTGATTCATCACCATGTTCCTTACTCATTTTATCAAACACAAAACTTCTGGCCATCATTCTGGCACGTTCTGTTTTTGATGGTAGGACTTCCATAGCAGAATCATCTGGTACTAATTTACTATCAGCTAAAATAAAATTAGACATTGAATCATTTGCAGTACCAAAATCATTTAATACATCTTTCCAAATTTCACCACGTTCTTCAAAATCTTCATATTCCATATCTTCAGGTGGATCAGTATTATCCCAATATGGAAATCCTTCTACTTGGTCATGATTTATTATAGCATTATACACTTCCTTATTATCAGTAAAGTATAACGCATATAATGCACCATCATACCATCGATAAGATATCGAATGCTCAAATGGCTTTTCGTTAATAGATGCGTAATAGTTACTTGCACTAATTCTTAATGGTGATTTTCCCACCAAATCAGTATATGTGTCTTTATTTCCATCATATTCTACCATATCGAACAATTCCAAATTTTCAGTATAGAATAAATCATATGTGAAACATGCGAATGATGTAATTTCCGAAGCCATTACAGAACCAATAATAGGTTGAACTTTATTTTTTAGTGATACTAGGAATACATCCAGTTCTTCTAATGTAGTAATTCCTGTTAGTTTTAAACCATGATGTATCGTAGTTGACATAAATAATATCCTTTAGTAGATATACATTATAACATATTGATATTAAAAATCAAGAATAAAAAAGGGAGGTTACCCTCCCTTTAATTTACTAGTGTAAAACTAGTTTACCATCAATAATAGATTGGTGTAATCTACTATTCTTTGAAACACCCTTAATCAGAAATTCCATCTGATCTTCAAGGATACGACGATTTTTCAAAATCATTGTTTCATTGTATGATGGTACATACGGTACATAGTTCAAGACCATGTTTGCCTGTGAAGGTGTTCTAGCATCTTTCGTCTGGTTACAAGCACGACATGCTGTCACAACATTTTCCCAAACATCTGGACCACCTTTTGATCTAGGATGGATGTGATCCCTAGTCAATCTAGAAGCAGTGAATTGAACCGCACAGTAAGCACATAGGTGTCTATCACGCGCAAATAGTTCACGGTTAGTCAAAGCTGGTGTATCTCTACGAAACTTTGTTGGACTTGTTTTATTGTCCAATGCAACAATTGTATCAATAGTAAGAGTCGAACGTTCACCAGTGATGGCATTTGTACCACCACGTAGTTTCACCTCATATTTACCAATACTCCACTTGATCTTATTCTTTGCAGCGTAGAATGCACTATCCTGATATGTAATCCAGTTTAATGGTTCTCCACCAGAGTTCAATGCCAAAATCATTGGCAACTGATCAACAGTATCGATAATCGTTTCATTGTTATCTTTTTGTAACAACATTATATTTCTCCTATTTAATAAATGTCACTTTCTTAAAGCCCTCCGCTGTTGATGGTGGGATATAGGTATTAGCCATATCTTTTATCACTTTAGGTGGTATATGCTTACCAGTTTCTCTTTCACGCTTTGCTAACCGTTTTTCTAGTTCGCTTGTAGTTATTTCAAAAACTACAGAATATGATTCATATCCCTTCTTAAGCTGAGAGAGTATACTTCTTCTCTTCTTTGGTGTCAAGTTAGTTTGATCCCAAATAATGTCCACACTATTATTTACTGCTTCTCGAAACTTTTCCTTACAAATTCTAGATGCAGGTCCAACAAACTGCTCGAAACCATCAGTGTAGTTCAATCCAACTTCAGCAGCCATACGTTCAATCTCATCATCTGATGAAACAATAACATAATCTCTTTTATAATCCTTTAAAAATAAGTCACGCCACGTTGACTTTCCCGATCCGGGTAGTCCAGTCATAACTATGATTATTGGAGTATCTTCGTTAAATTCAATCTTCATTTTTAATCGTATACCTATATATATCAGCTTCACGTATAAGCGTTTCAGCCACATCTTCCACATCATAGTGAACACCTTTACCTTTACCAGAAAAACTTCTATCTGGGCCTGTAATTGATTGTATACCTGCCTGAATCAAAAGTCCAGTACATCCAGTACATGGTGATGGTAAAAAGTTCATATATAATCTAGAACCTTCTAATTTCACACCAGTTCTGGCAGCATTTGCAATAGCATTTGCCTCAGCATGTACAATCCAATCATATTTTACAGGTCTTTCCCATCTAGTGTCAACACTTTCATCAATTTTTCTTGGAAATCCATTAAATCCAGTAGTTAATATCTCATTACCTGCACCTACTATAACAACCCCAACCTTAGTACTTGGGTCTTTAGATTTAGTAGAAACAAGTTCTGCTAACTTTATAAAATAATGATCCCAACTGGTACCACCAATTAATATATTATCATGTCCTAACATTTTTTTCTCCATAAAAAAGGGGCTTATGCCCCTTTTCAATTTATAGCCATTTTAATTAATGGTTACAATATCACATTTAGGTGGCTCTTTCACAAATACTTTGAAACTGAGAATACCATCTTCAAATTTCGCATCCCTAACTTCTACGGGATGGGGAAACTTATAGTTTTCTGAAATTTCTCTCTTAGCCAGACCATTTTGAACAACCGTATAAGTATAATCAGAATTAGGTTGTTCATCAGTAGATGATGTGGCTCGATCCATTGATCCTTTCAATGCTATTATATTATCATAACATTCAATTGTCAAGTCTTCTTTTTTGAAACCAGCTAAAGCCACATCAAATACGAAATATGAACAATGTTTAGACGTATAATTATCATTCGGCTTTACTAATGTGATATTTACTGGTGGGTAGTTGTGATGGCGATAATTATCAAAAGTATTGTAAAAATCATCATTTATAATGTCAAAAAATGTCTGAGGCATTTTTTTTAGTTTAAGATTACTTCGTTGCATATTATTTTCTCCTTTTAATTAAGCAAGATTTTTGTTTGTGAACCCCGAAGGCATTCACGGTATATTATACCATAAAAAACGAAAAAAGTTCAATTATTTATGATTTTTATCGACAAACCCATTCTAATGCTGGATATTCTCGACTATTATATAGTGGTGGTATTGGAAAGGCGTATTTATAATTACCCAATTGGCAATTGACCCATATAACCATATTTATAAAAAAAGGGGAAATTAATCCCATTTCTCTACATTACACCATAATGTTAGACTGTGTACTTAAACTCTTCAGCTTCCTGTTCATTCAGACGCTTTCTGATAGTACTCCAATCTTCCCAGACGTAGTATTCACCATCCTCGTAAATTGTTTCAAGGATACTTACTTCAGTTGGCTCCAACTTGTCATGCTGGTTGACTGTACGAATATCACCAGTAATAGCATCTTTAACAAGGTCAAGAATACCACCCTTAGACGCTTTGGTCATATCTGTACTAGGAATCTTCCTAACATCACGAGATTCACCATCAACCACAGTGTGACATACTTTCAACGCGAATCGCATAGAATCACGAGTGACACTTTGAAGCAATCCACCACCACTACCAAATACGATATTATCACTAGAGTAATCCTTGCTAATTAGATTTTCCAGAATATCTTCAAGAGTTTTAAGGTTAATACCATCACCCTGAATAACTCGGATGTGATCTGGAAGAACTTTATAACCCTTCTTATTAATAGAGTAGCCAAAGCATTCCATTGCTTTTTTAATAATCTGTTCAACCATTTCAACTGGTTCACCACTATCTGGTCGTAGTACAATGATGCCATTCTTTTTGATCAAGTCATCAAGTTCTGCAAACATTTCAATTGCCTTGAATGGGTTGTAAGAATCAATTACTACAGAAGAAATTCCGGTCTGTGGTAATACACGCTCGACAATATCTTTATAGAACTCAAATTCATTTTCCTGCTTTCTAGAAATTGTTACAGCATGTTCAGTTGCAGCGATGCCAAATGCAGGGATAATAAGTTCATCATCACCATCAGGATCAATACCATCATCATATTCATCCATGAGCATTGCAATACCTTTAAGGTTATCAGTGGATTGAAAACCAATACAGTGTGCGGCACCACCAATTGCGGCCTGTTCTTCACTGGTTACACCTCGACTACCAAAGTCTACAAGCCTATGTTCAGTGCTAGCTGGATCACCAGAAATATCTAAGTATTTGTAAATAATCTTCTTCATTGCAAAATCTAATGTTGCAATTGTAATAGGGTACCAAATCCGCATTAGGCAAGTTTCGATGTATGTTGCTGCCCATGCTGCATTAAATTTTGGATCAGTACTTTCAACAACAATAACGGCATTATTAGTGGGTACAATACTACCTTCACGAACTGCCTTAACCTTGATTGGAAGGTGTCCATTATGCTCTTTAAGAAGGTATTTCCAACCTTCTTCATTGAATTTTGTACCGTGTGCTGTTAAAAGTCGCTTGGCTTGTTTGATCATTTTCATAGTGACTTTCTTTTTGAAAATGTCTCGACCCATTACATATTGGGTTCCAAACATAACCATCTTATCAAACATACCACCAATGCGTGATTCAAGGTATGCTACGGTTAGTTCAGTGTTCTCTTCTAAGAACATCCAATGAGTTGTTTTATACGTGTCAGTATCTAAAATAATATTATCACTGACTTTTAATTTGTGGTCGTTCTGGTTAAATTTATGTGTTACGTTTGGTTTCATGTTCATGATCATATCTCCTATGTATCAATTGTTTGAGTGGGTATTATACCCTATAATTATCCTATAATCAAATAAAATAATCAATAATGTCCGAATGATCTTCAAATATTTGATTCTTCATTCGTTTTACTTCTGCAAAAGTAAACCACCATGCTTTTTCAACACCATTACCAGCCTTAACTTTAGGTAGTGGATGGTCAGATGATAATTTATAGTAGTATGCTAATGTTAGAGTTCTTGCGTTTTTCTCTGTCAGCCTAGCTCGTAATGAACGATCAGGATGATCAAACTCTTTCATATTAACAAAACTACCCATTAATGGACGTTCTGATACTTTTATATGAGTTTCATCATAGATTGCTCTAATAGAGGCTTGCTGGAGAGTTTCATTATGTCCTAAGTGGACTCCGGGCAATGCCCAAAGACCCTTACCGGGGTGCTCTTCACGTTTAACAAGCAGAATATTGGCCGATTGAACAACTAATGAATCTACTGTAATAAATGGCATACCATGAGGTAATGTTCGGACTAATGCCTGTTGTTCTAGAATATAGTCATAATAATCTTTAAGATTCTTAAACTCTTCAGTATAAATATAACCTTCTAGAAATTCATAAACTGATGGTGGTATATTGCTATTAGTATAACCTAAGTGATCTTCGAACATAAGCTCTCTTATTTTGGTTGAACTAACAACTTTACCACCATTTTTTTCCTTGACGTATGCACCAGTTTCAATAAAATCCCATGATTTAAAATGATTTTTTAAATAAAATGATGTTTCATCTTTTTCATGGCCTATAAGTGCTACACTGCCACCTCTGGAAATTTCATCCACTTTAGACTGCACATATGTAAACCATTTATTTTCATTATAAAGACGGTCTTCGACAGGTAGAAAAATGGATTTACCACTAACTGAGGATTCAATCATTGTCATTCTATCAACGGCAGACCAAGGATTTTTGGGGGTTGGGGCAGTATTAGATGAACCTAATACATAAATTACTCCCTTTCTAGCGTACTGTTCAGCTAGTTTTGAGGTTTCTAGATGTCCATCATGAAAAGGTTGAAACCTTCCAATGTAGACTACATAATCATACATTTTATTCACGCCATATCTCCTATGTGCTTTTAATTATTAACTACCCGTTGTATATCGGACACTCCGTCCATCAACTTTAGTAGTTATTATAACAATATTTATACTATATGTCAACTATTCATGAAGACAATTTATATATAATTTATATAAATCATCTTTAATTTTATAATGACTGTATGATATATGACCATACACCTTTATATATGTTGTAAACTTATCTAATAACTGTTCCAGATGTTCAGTTGATAAATGGTATTTTAATAATTGTTTATTAAATGAATGTAACTCTTCTATGTATCTATATTCCTCTGATACATAACATCGAATTCGTCTAACTTGATTTTCTATCCATGTACCCCTGACACGATACCACAAATTAGAATAAATACCTATATCATTTTTATATTCAGGATGTATGTATATCTTATTGGATATTAATCCTTTCTTACAATAACCCTTTCGACCTTTATGTTCTTTATAAACAACATTAGTGTTCATTGTCCACATATGTTACCTCATATATTATTCTATAACTATAGGAAATTTTTGCTCGTTAGTGAAATCAAAATTTGGAATATGCATTGCCGCAACTCCAACCACTAGATTTCCGATTGACCTTGGCCATTTAACAAACAATAGTCTCTTAGTGGTGCCATCACACATTACTATTTCTTCATTAAATATAAATGTTTTCTTTTCTTTTACAACCTTGCGGTCGTTTGCCTTAAATTTATTAGCTATTTCTTCAGGCCATATTGAGTAGTAATCATTATCTATAATATCACTCTTATCAAAGCCTCTGCAATTCAGAAATTGCTCTTCAAATTTAAAATTTACATGTATTATCTTACTTGATCTATCTTTAAGCCAGTAAGCAAATGGTACAGTGTTAGCAGATGAATCCAATGCTAAAAGCAGGTTACGTAGTGATTCTAATTCTCCCACCAATGTAAGCTTCTCATCATTTAATACATTGACTTTACCTCGTAAAGTACGAACATCATTTCCAAGTGAATTTACTTTAGATAATAGATTTTGTTGAAATTCAACCATTTGGGTTTCAGTAGTAACACCACCTGCTTGTTTATCAGCCCAATTATATGTAATTACAATAGCACTACCAATTATGATGGCTAGCATTGTTTGTATAGCACCACTTGGAATTTTATCAAATATTTTAAATAATGCCTCGCCTAGCGACATTTTGTTACCTCCAGAATTATTTCACAATTTAATATCAACTATGCCATTATCTATGATAATTGATATTAAATTGTGAAATTTAATATTATAAAATTGCATTCCGCAATACAACATACTTAACTTTATTTATAAGTTAAGTATAAAACATATCTAAATATGCCAATCAATATATGAATATTATAGTGCTGGAAATGAAATAATTAAATACCGCCAGCGTCATTAATTGTCCAACTATGATCATTAATTAGAGCAGTTCTTGCAGTATCAGCAGCACTTCCTAATGTATAGTTAGCAAGATTTGCTGTTAATGTTAATGGCCCATTCGAATTAACTGCTTCCAAATCAACCAATAATGCATCGTATGATACTGTTGATAGTGGGCAGTTAAACCATGTGCTTAACATATTACCAACATTACCCATCGTAATACCAAAATCCAAATCTAATGTTGTTAATGATGTACAATCTCTCCATGCACTATTCAAATTAGTAACACTTGAAGTATTAATTAATGGGAATGATGTTAAGCTATTACAACCTATCCATGTACTGGTCATATTAGTGACAATTGAAGTATTAATTAATGGGAATGACGTTAAACTTGGACAGTACGCCCATGCACTATTCAAATTAGTAACACTTGAAGTATCAATTAATGGGAATGATGTTAAGCTATTACAATAGCACTACCTATAATAACAGCCAACATGGTCTGTATAGCACCGCTTGGAATTTTGTCTACTATTTTGTATAAGGCTTCGCCCAATGACATAGATGGGGGCATTACACGTCTCCTAGAATAGGGAATGTATTATATTGGGCACCGGTTTTATTATTACCAATCATACATCCTCCTGTGATAAATGGTTATTATGATAGAATCTTAAAATAACGTTCCGACATTCCAAGATTATGTGTATAATACCTTAAACATAAAATATCATACCCATAAGTTTATTTATACGATGGTGGATAAATAAGATAAATTTTGAGAGGAATCCACCCATAGGTGGATTTATTTATTCTTCAATAATTGGTAGTAATAATTCCATAATGGATGGTTTAAGTTCAACCGCTTCAATATCAGCAAGATTTATTATTGTCAAATTAACCTCAACCTCAGTAGACAGTAGTTCAGCTATCTCAGTATTAAGTATTACACGATTTTCGGGTGTAAAGTCATACGCATCTTTATCATTAGCTACACCATACTTCTTAACTAGATCATCTCTAACTTTATAAAATGCTTCAGTTTCTACCCGAATTACTGCTAGATTTTTACTAACTTTAAATGCAACAATTGCCTTTAATTCCTTACTAGATAAATCAGTTAATCCATTAAATATGTTAAGAACGTCATTAATCTGTAGTGTCATACCTTTCTTAGATAACTCTTTTGTTTTTTTAGTTTTTGGAACCATTTTAATACTCCTGTTTATAATTATATATTAGGGTTTATAATTAATGAACCTAATTATTATTTACATTAAGGAACGCCAATACTCGGAAGGGCGATCAGTAAAGGTAATGGGGTCATCCCACGTTAAGGAGTCTATCTCCATGGTGTTTTTGCTTAGAGGGAGAGGCCAGAAGCTGACTTTCACAATGTCCCCTGCCAGTCGCTTGGGTATAGTTCGCCCTTGTACTGAATCTTGGTCACAACTTCGCCAGTGTCGTATTCTTCCATGACCTTTTCGCCAGCCTCGTCAATTACGCCTGTGGTTACAGTCACGCCTTGTTCCTGTTCTGCCTGATGCGCTTTGATTACTTTCTGCACAGCTCCATCAAGTACCGTAGTTTCTTCAACGTCAACCAGTACAGTCTCGGTCTTTTGAATCTGCTTCTGACTGCCCTCAACCTCGGCATCATAATCAGGGTTGGCAATCATCACCGGCAAATCAACCGTGACCTGACGCCAATCCGTTACAGGCTCATCAACAGTCGGTAGGCTTGCGATGTAGGCTGCTTTAACTTCGTCATCAAAGACAATGCCGCAGAAGGCTTTAACCCTGTCTGATTCGGTTGAGTAGTCCTGTAGCGGGTCGATTGAATGCGTATCGTGGTTTGAACGCTCGATTAGCTTGACGCTGTTTCGGCCTTCACCTGTCACTGTGCAATCGTTACAACTGACTGTGACCATCGTGTCGTCGAATGATAGTTCCTCGATATGCTCATCTGTTCGCGTGTAGAGAATGTCGTGGCGGTAGGTGAAAGCCTTAGCAATCAGCGAGCCTTTAGCGCATGAGGTCTTTTCTGGATGGCTTGAGTTGACGTTAGAGCCATCGCTGCAAATTACGGTGTTATCTTCTAGTAATTTGATCATGTGTTTGCACTCCTACTGATTTCGACCCAGATTGACGAAATCCAAACCAAGGTTATGGTTGCTAAAGATGTCGATAAGTTAAAATCAGCACCGCCAGCTAATCTGATATTTCCAGTATTATGTTTAACCGTAACGTTTCTGCCGTCAGCAGCTTGGCGTAAACCTAGAATAT